CCATCTTAGCGTCCTTCTCCTTTTATTTTACATCTGTTGATCGTAGTTATCAACAAAATGCAAAAATTTACTGGTTATTAGCTCCCATCGGCGCTGGGCCTCCCCCGCCCCCTGGAAGCTGCCTCGGCGCATTATCTGCGCCCCCTCCTGGTGGACCCTGCAAAGCTGGATCACCAGTTCCCGGTTGTTGCGCTTGGTTCATTGCAACAATACTAGGAATCTTATCTGCAAACGCTGCGTCAAGTTCGAGCTTGTCATCAAGGCGTTTCAGCAATTCTTTAGCCAGCCACTTCGGGTCGATACCCGGTATTTGCAGCAAGAACGGCATAATCCGCTCAATGTTTGCAAGCTCGGCTGCGCGGTTAGGTTTACCCGTCGATCCCGCTTCGATCTCCAGATAAATCTCTTCCATAATCTGATCGCGTGTCATCTCCGGCCAAACAGCACCGGGGCCAACAATCTTCTTAACTTCATCGACAGACAGATTAGCCAAAACAACTTGACCGGCAGCGCGCGTCATTTCCGACATAAAGCTGTCTAGCTCGTCAACATTTGCGCCCATCGTTGACATACGCGCGCTTTCGGCAATCGATGTCTCTGTCGCCGTAGCGCGGGACAGCCCACCAAACTGAGCCTCTTGCGCGCCGACAACAAGCTGGATGTCGTCAAATATAGTGCGTACTTCGTAGAGGTTCGGATCAATACCAATCTGACCTATCGGCTGAATAACGTCATTGACCTTCTGACCAGCTGCAAGGGCTTGTAGTTCGATAACAGCGTTTGCTGGGTGCGTAGCCAGCTTTTCCTTATCCACATCCTCAAGAACACCAGCCGGTGCTGCATACTTAGGACGATTGGCGCGTCTATGCTCACGCAAACCCTGCCTTGCCCGATTGTATTCGTGCTGCATAGGCATCAAAAGGCTGATGTCTGATGGGGGATATAGATGATCTTTATGCTCGATCTCATTGAACACCAACGAGAAGATAGGCCAGAATGTTTCGACTTTTACGTCTGGCCCCATAGGTTCACGCAAGAAGTCATTGTGACCATCGGCAAGGCAATACTGAACGCCAGTCTTGCGGTCATACACCTCAAAGATTTGAACCAGACCATCAGGCGCGCCTTCACCGTTAATATCGTCATACGAAGATCGCTGACGGTATTCATCGTATGGGCCAGTTGACCGGCCCTTCATATCATATGTGCGATACTTGTCTTTAAGATCGACGTCGTAAATCTCTTTTACTTCGTCTGGCGTTAAATACATTTCGTGGGCAATCCATTCCGCACCAACGAACCCGCGCAGCTGACGGCATCGAGGGTCTATGATGATTGAATTAGCCTCTGGGAAGTCAAACACCAAGCCTTCGCGAATAGTTACCATAGGCTCTTCAAGTAGCGTCTGCATCGAAAGCATAAGCTCTTCGATCTCTGGGTCATCCTTTTGGATTTCGCCCTTCTCGGCCTCTTGGGCTACGCGGCGAAGAAAATCTACTTGAGCCTGTACGTCAGCAATTCTGGCCGCAACTTCCGGCGCCCTATCAACGTCACGCTGAAAGCCAACCTTCACAAAGCCGACACCAGTAGTAATAACGCGGCGTACCAGCGCTTTCATTTGCGCCTTGAACGCTGGTTGCTGTTCTTTCATGTAGTAGTCAAAGAGATTTTCGAGCGTCTTTGCGACGTTATCGAGCATCTTGCTCTCGTTCTTGCCATTCATGTAGTCTTGAATAATCATCGAGGCTTCTGGCGGCACAGGTAATCCGTTTTGCGACGACGCCTCAGAGGCCATAAACGCCTGAGCCAATGTTTCAGCATCGCCATCCCAAACCTCATAGGACATACGGTTGCGCCGCTTGGCTACCGCCTTGGGGTTTTTAGCATACAAAGCGGCTGTGCGCTGTTGAACATGGCGCTGCAAGATATTGGCAACATAGTTATCACCAGACCAGTTCTTTGCGTCATAGCCATTAAGAACGGCGTCCATGTCGGTTCGCATCTGCTTGAACGACTTTTCGTGAAACTTTTTAGCGTGTTTGACCTTTGCCAGCCACTGACTGACTAACGCACTACGGCGTTGTGTAGGCTCTTGCCGCTCTTCGTCTGCCGTATCTATCATCATTTCTTCGTTCATTACCAACCACCAGTCTTGTTTTCCAAAAATTGTTGCTTACGGCGTTGCGCAGAATCCCACTTAACCCACGCTAGCGTACCGACTTTTGGACGGCTATCTGACTTCACTATACCACCTCCAGGGGTGGTTAGTCGAGCCAAGCCCATTCCCACCCAAGCAAGGGTGTCTACAAAGTCGTCATTTCGCCCATTGGGAAACTTTAAAAGCTCGTCAGTTGCCTTTTGAGTCCACACAGATTGACGCGGGAACAATACCTTATTCATAGCCATACGGCCCAGTATAGACTGTGCGCGCTGAACCTTGTTCGCTACTGGCGTGACTTCCTCAATCCGGCAGTAAACCTTTTCCTCACCCATACGCTTGCGCAAAAACGGACCAATAGCCTTGGATATATGGCCCTTTTCAGCCCACCATATTAGGGGCTTCCACTTGCGCATCAGCTCCAACATGGCGTCCACGACCTTGTCTGTAGTTCGCTTTTCCCACCAGCAATCCAACAAGAATATGTCATCGTTTCTGTCTACACCGACGATCAACAAACACGTCGCGTCGTTGCGCGTCTTATCAACCCCAACAGCATGATCTGAAGCAGCGTAAATACGCATGTCGTCTGGAACGTCTTTGCGATTAAAGTATTTGATGTTTTCGCGCCGAAACAAATCACCGTCTTCCGCTGTCGGCCTGCCTTGATACAAAGCACTGAAGCCACGCGGATCAAGACGCCGTTGCGCTTCCATAAACTCCATATCAAACCGCTCGGGCCACAACAGTTCACCCGGCTTGCGGCCGAGAGTGTCTTCATCTTCCGCCAAGGCGGGTAGGTTAATAATCTTCCACTTTGCAGCCTCCTCGGAGCTGTAATGCGGGTTCGTGGGGTCCGTAAGACGACCAATAAGATCATCCTCATGCCAGCGCGTCTGAACGATAACAATAGATGCTGATGCTGTCATAAGGCGCGTCATCAACACTTGCGTGAACCACTGCCACAACTGTTCTCGCAACGTCGGGCTGTTAGCCTCCAGGCTATCCTTAATCGGATCGTCAAGAATAACAAAATCGCCGCCACGGCCAGTGATCGAACCACCTCGACCAACAAACACCGACATGCCGCCAGACGTTGTTTGTATCCTCGACTTCGATGCACCGCCCTTGCGCAACCCAAAGCTCGGGAAAACATGCTTGTATTGCGGCAACGTCATAATATTTCTGACATCCGCACCAAAGTCTTTCGCAAAGTCTTCGTTATAGGTAGCAAAGATCACATTGCGGTACGGGTCACGACCCTGCACCCAAGGCACGAAACGACGCGAAACTAACTCCGATTTACCGTGCCTGGGCGGCATAGATACGATTAAACGCGGAATGTGGCCCTTCTCTACCTTCTCTAGCACTTTTGCCAACGCTCTATGGTGCTTGGCGTCTTTAAACATGCTTTCGTCAATGTTCTCTGGATCATCAGCATCAGGCATCGTGTACTTAACAAAATCGACAAAGCTAGTCCGGCACTCAATAGCTTTTTTAAGCCTGCGCGCCGATGCAATCTTTTTATCTAGCTCGTCAAAACGCTTGTTTTCACTCATTGGCTAAATCCAACGCCTTTTCCAGAGTTTCAGTATTGCGCCTACTCCAGCCCTTTCCGTAAATTTTATAATCGTCGAGAGAGCGATAAAACGCCTCACGACCATCATAATATTTGTGAAGAACGTCCACAGGATCAAAGTCATACACCGCTGCAATAGTTTTAGGTCCGATAGCACCATCAGCCGTTGCTGACACTGAACGCTGCAAAATCTTGGCGGCGCGGCCTGGTCCGGCGTTAACACAAAGGTCGGCGCAGCTTACGTCCACACCAGAAGGGAGATCATCTGCCTTAACCGCATCCCAGTAGTTCTTTTTGTAAAGAGGCTTAACATCATCGACGGTCAGCTTACGCATCACTTCTTTCGGTGCAGGCTTGCCGGTATATTTCGCCCAGTTCCACGAAGTAACACCAAGCATTGTGCTGCCTTCGTTGCCGTGGCCGTCACCCTTGCTGTTACCCTTGTCGCGCTGATCGTCAGTAAAGCCACCCTCATGCTTTATCAGCATTTCAAAAAACGTTTCCCAGTTCTCTTTCATTTTTTACCTCCGAAAAATTGCTTGCCACCTCGAATGCCAACCGCTGCTGTGCATACAGTGAAGACTAGCCATGTGTACCACTCAGGCAGCTCAGAAAGGCGGTCGAAGCCGTTCTTCACTGTTTCTTCCATCCCAGGTATGAAGCACAGAATGACGGGTATAAGGACGGCAAAAGTTACCACCTCGTCCTTGATCGATGACTGCGTACCTTCAGCCATAATCCGCTCCCAATCGGCAGTGGATGTCTCTTTGGATAATAGTATCTTTGCTTTGCTTTTAGCTTCAACCAGCTTCAACTGGCCGGCTGCCGCGTTTCTATCGGCTTTTCCCTGGAGCCAAGAGCCAGCAAGATTAGCTACCGGACCAAGTGCTGAAGTTAATAAGTTCATCATTTCTTATCTCCCATTGCGCTGAACCCAAAGAAAGCCGCAACCAACCCAGAAATGGCTATGAAGTATGTAGGTGCGATGTCAGCAAGAAGTTGCCCTGTGGTGTCGTATCCCCACATATCTGCCGCAACGATGCCGACCGGATAAATCAACAAACCAAACAAAGCGAACCACGTCATCCGGAGTTTAGCATCGCGCTTGTGATCTGCATCTTCCATGCGCAAACGACGATCCTCAAGCATCAACTCGCGCTCGTCGGCGTCAATCTTACCGTTCTTGTTCAGATCATATTCAGTCATTTTTTCAAACTCCTAGCATACTCAATGGCATAACGTTTGTGGTGGGTGATAATCACAACTCTCATATCCTCGTCATACACAATGTAATCCCCTCGTTTATTCCGGTATAACCTCAAAACAATACACCGTCGTTTGGCTGGTGGTTATTAAGACTTTCGCATCCTCAAGAGCTTCTTTGCACTCGTTCTCAGTTGTGAACTGATTAAGTTGATAGTGCTCAATGTTGTTATTCATGACCTGAAACCAGACTAAAAACCACATCACCAACGCCCCTGATTTTGGCCCCAGAAGTAGAAAAACAAAAACAAAGCGCCCCCACTAATTGCAAAAATCACAGTTCCGATAGCAAAGTTAATCACAGCATCTATTTGAGCTTGCTTGCGGTAGATTTCATCTTTGCGCTGTTTGCGCATTTGAGCCTCAATACCTAGCACTTCCTCCCATTTTTTTGGCCCGTAATGCCATGAAATGTAATCTTTCAATTCGTTTCTCATTCGAGAAAGCTCTTCTTTTTTTGACCAAATCAAAATTGCCGTCTCTTCGTCTGACCCCTTGAATGTTTTTTGCCAGAAAGGAGGGTTCTTTTGCCGCTCCTCGAGGTGGTTAAAGTCGGCACACGCCTTACCCCAGGTTGCTAAAGACTGCCCCATCTCGGAAATGTCCTTGTAAGTATCAAGGCCAGCCCGGAGCGTCTTGTAAGCGCCAGTAGCCATCAAGGTGATGCTTACCGGGTCCACAATTTCAGCCCATCTTTGTCAACACGGCGACTAAAAGCCCAATAATAGACGCCGTTGCTGCAATCATAATGCTTTCCATACGCTTCACGCGACCAAACAAATCCTTAAACTGGATTTTTACCTCAGTCTTTATAGCGATCACCTCTTTCTCAAGGCCGTCGATCCGTTCATGCGCGGATGATACTGTACGTTTGTCCATTTATCAGTCTTTCTGTTTACCGTATCAATCGACACTTAAGGTTTAGTAGGCCAATCAGCCTCTTCAAGAAAAGGCCAGTTACTACTGCCAGATAGGTCTCTAAGGCTTGTTCTGTATGTAGCCCATAAAGCTTTTACCTCATCTGATAGCGGAGTGTCAGACGCCTGCGTCCAATCACATTCCATCAAAAGCACGTTCCGCTTGCTTCTGGTAATGTTTGCTTGGATTTCAAGGACCTCTGGAAATTCAGGGGCAACCTCCACAGCTTCTTCATCTGGAGTCGTTGGGATAGACAACGCACCCTTAGATTCAGATTTTAAAAGATTCTGATTCGCTATCACAAATGCTTCAACCATTTCTTCTGTAGTAAATCTAAAAACAGGTGAAGTCATTGATAAGAAATCAAAGTTAGGAATCTTGATGTGACTGCTTGCAACAAACGTATTAGGCGTGAAGTCGCTATCGCTATCAGTTACCTCCTCTGGTGATTGGGAGCCAAAAACCAAAGTAGAAGTCAAGTCATCATGTATGGTTAATTGATACTCGTGCATTACTTTTCAACCCCTACGATGCAAGTGTCCCCGCTTGGATCACCTTTAACTTCATCACCCCCGGTTAAGGTGATAGGTAAATAGGTTTGTGCAAAATAGCTGCTGCTATAGGGCCAGCGCAGTTGCTGCCCGTTAATCCAACCGGGTCCCGTACTACTGTTATTCCACAGATGCCCTTCAAAAGTTTTCCCTTCCGGGACCGTATATAGCACTACATTACCACTTACCTGTTTAGCTATTGTGATGCCGCCGCCACTTCCTGATGATAAAGCCATTATAGCCTCCTTATTATGTTTGTTCTATTCCGGTGATTGTTACTTTTACATCTGCGGAATTTAGACCCGCTGCGCTTGCTACAGAGGTAGGAATAGGATGTCCGTAGTGACGCCAAAGCATTCCAGAGGAACCTCCCTTATTTCCAAATCTAGGATCTACAGAATATGAATATTTCAGACTACCTGTTACATCTAAAGTATACATTTTATTGCTTGAATCTCTGTACCGAACACCACCAGTGGCTGTGTAACCGAGTTGCCCTCCATGAAAGTTTTGATACAGTCCTGGCGCTGAAATGCTATTTGTTTCCGCCCAGCCAGAAGAAGCTATTTGCTTTCTAGTATTTGAGGCAGAAGGGGCTGCTGCTCCAGTACTACCTAACATTTCGGACCAAGACCACGGGGCTTTAAGCTGGTGAAGAGTATTATTTGCACTATGGTAGTACACATACCAAGCATCGTTTGAGTGATCTACTGACAATACAAAACTACCGTGGGTAAATTGCAGAGCAACTGGTAGATGTGCCTCATAGAATGCACCAGTGATAGTATTCTTGATGTATATCGAGCCAGAGTAGCCGCTACTAGGCATGTAACAATACATATCGTGGTACACACCACCCCTGGGGTACGAGGAAGTAGGGTGTGGAGAAGGGTGGGAGGAAGTAGTCCACCAAGGGCTTGCTGTGTGGGTAGTCACGTTATAAGTATTAGGGGAATTATAAGGATCATGTTGCTGAAAAGTCGAACCATTCATATGGAAAAACCTGGTGTAGGAAACAGAACGGCTTGGTCCGGCGCCTGATGCTGAGACTTCCTTTCTAAAGTCACGAAAGCCAAAAGTCTTATAGTTTTGATAAGTCATTTGGTAGCCTTGAGCAGGGCTATATGAATACGTCCCTCCAGTTTCTAGTGCTCGGGTTATATAGTAAGTTTGTACAGAGTTATCATCATGTGCAATGTAGGAAATGTTATTTGTCCCGTTTGCGGCCTGCCCCGTCCAGATCAGATCAATAGCTTGGCCTGAGTAAGACAAAGACCCAACAGTATCATAGGATTCCCATTGAAATTCTAGAGATGAGTTTGAAGTATTAACTGCGTTACCAGAAGAATCCTCTATGTAGGAGTAATAACGAAGGTTTGTTCCGTCATTACAGACGCCAATTACTTTTTCGGCTACTATAGGAAAGTCTTTAGTTTTCAATTTAAGTACCGAAGTCGGTGCTAGAATTTGATACCCTTCTAAAGTTGCAGTACCTCCTGCATCTACCTTGACGCCTCCGATGTTTACACCGTCCAACTCAAGATAAGTATTCTTTAGTGCAATATCAGGTGAGGTTACGCTAATACTTTTTATAACTTTATTATTGCCACCGCTTAATAGCGTATGCTCACCATCGTTTAGATTGTTTTCGTTTAAAGTACTGTCAAACAGCTTTTTAAATGCCTCTGCCATATTTTTATCCTTAGCTTGCCGTGTACCCGAATACACTGATTTCAAAAGTAGGCTGACTTATTCCGGCACTGCTAATTTCGGCGGCGCTCATTTTACCCATAGTGCGTTTCCATAAGCCGCCGTTATAGGGTGTAATGTTATCTATTCCTGCAAATGTGGAGTGAGTGTACAATGCATTGCCATCATAATCGCAGGAAACAAGAGCGCCGTTAGAGTTTCTATAGCAGAATCCACCGTCCATGCGATCAGACAGTTGACACATAGCAAAATTGTTTGTGGCATAGTTTCCGCCAGGAAAAGATACAGTCGTATTTGAAACGCTCTTGCTGGAAACTCCACCCGGAGTCGATGACTCAAGATCAGTAATGGTATCACTTGACGTTGATCGAATTATTGAAGAAGCACCAGTGGGACGCCAGAAAACTAACTTATCATTGGCGGTGTCAATTGAGACAGTAAAATCGGTGCTACCAGAAGTATTCCAATTAGACATACCGTTGAAGTTAAACATTTGCCCCGTTTTGAGA